ATACCTATTCGGTCAACTAGCCTCGCTGCAATGCCGATGCTCAAGGCAAGACGATTTAATCAATAAACTCTCGTATGACATTGGCATAGCGAAAGGTATGATTATGGCCTATTCAAAGTGTGCAATCAAAGACTGTCCCTTCACCAAACAAACCCAAAAACTAAAACCATGAATAACTGGAAAACAACCGCAGCAGCAATCGCCTACGCAGTCGGCAAGTTTTTGCAAACGTATCAACACGGCCCATCTTGGATGTTCCACGTAGGTCAAGTGCTGGAATACGCTGCCATCGGTGGCGGATTCATCGTAGCCAAAGATTTCAACACTCATCCAAAACCATGAAACTACTACTCGTAATTCTCGTTCTCCCGCTCGCGGGATGTGTCCCATACCGAGCATCACTGTCTTACGGTGGCTCATCCGTAATCTACGACGGGGAAAAAGTCATCGTTGGAATAGACGGCGACGAAATATCCAGAGGGATTTCTGGCTACTCTAAATAGGAATGGCAACGATAATCACATCAATGTCTAGCGAGACTTATCACGCATCCGTTTATCTGGATGACGATGGTAGGATTTACTTTACAGCAGATGCCGATATTGATTGTGACGGCGGAAAAAACCCGCACAAAGACCCATGCTGGCAACCCGAAACCACGTTACAGCTTAATGGTAAATCCATAGACGCTGATGTTGTTCCGTTTATCGTAGTTCCACCTGTAATAGTGAAGTCGGTTAATCCGATTGTTCTAGGTTGCCAAGCTCAGGTAACTAACGGCAGAAACGGGAAATCTGTATTATGCGTAGTTGCTGATTTAGGGCCAAAGAAGAAGCTGGGGGAACTATCGCCAGCGGCGGCACGCGCCATCGGGATAGACCCCAACCCGAACACAGGCGGCGAAGAATCAGCAACGGTTTTCTACGAACTATGGCCGGGAACCCCCGCTCTGGTAAACGGAATAGAATATAAACTCCAACCGTATAGATAATTTACAACAATCTATATTGCTTTTGCTTAAAAATAATATATCTCACACGACATGGCTTGCTCCTGTTCTTCTAATCCTTGTTCCTGCAATTATACGGTAGATTTTTCGGACAACGCTTCCGTTGTCTATTCTTGCGCTAATATCAACCTAACCGGAATCGGAGTTTACGATTCCCAAAACGCGAACGAGTTTGATTTTCGCGGAATAACAAGTGCAAACAACGCCCTCATCATAACTCTGGATTCTGCAAACAACGCAATCCTACTTACATTCAACATCCAGCAGATTATTGATGACCTTCCTGATGCCACGACAACCCAGCGCGGCGTATTAGAAACAGCAACCGATGCAGAAGCGTTAGCTAAAGTCGCAACCGATAAAATCCTAACACCATCGAATCTCGCGGCACTCGGCTCAACAACCACTTTCTCAGGTCTAATCGAAATAGCCACTGACGCAGAAGCCATAGCCGGGGCATCCGCACTTCTCGCAATAACACCAGCTAGTTTATTGGCGGTGAACGCGCTTTTGGATGTCACCGTTTCATTCGATGATGCCGTAGCAAGGGCGGCATTAGCCCCTGCGTTCGTCGGACAATACGGTTATCAGAAAGATACCTTTCAACCTTACAGCGGGTTCGGGTTGGCGGCTGGAAACTGGAGAGCAATTCCCGCAGAAGGCGCAAGCACGACATTTACCACGGCAACAACTTGGACTGGAGTTGCTACGGTACTGGCAGGCTCATGGGCATACACCGGAGCAACACTAGATATAACAACTTCATCCGTTCTGTTTAATGCTGCGTCCATTCTGGACATGAAGACGGCATCCATTATCCGAGTTAACGGTGTTGGGGTTCCCGCCAACAGCGTTCTAAACACTTCCGGCACGATAGGCGAACTAACAAGTTCCTTAATATCAACATACATCAGTTCAGCCAACACTCAAGCCGGATACACTACATTCGTCAATCCAGCTACACTTAGAACCTGCGACACTACGACAGTCACGCTTCCTCAACTAGCCACGATTGTCGGAACCCTTATTGAAGACTTAAAAGCGATTCAACTGCCTGCGACTTAAAAATATGGCCTGCTCCTGCGACAACTCACCCTGTTCCTGTTCTCCGTGTCAGCCAGCGAACGTAGTTTATCAATCAGCCTGCACCGACCCCGGTTCCGCGACAACCCTGCGACACCTGACAGGGCTTGATAGCCAGTTCTGTGAACGCAGACTGCTACCCGGCACAGGCGGATACCTAGTTGCCAGCGTAACCGGAAGCGGCAACTGGCTTCTTCAGTTCACCGACGAACCCAAAGTTCCGCTTTCCGCCTATCAAGCGGTTGAGAGCCAGCCATTCGGAAATCTACTGGTGCAGGGTTCGGATAACGTGATGCGCGAATTGTTCGGGCCAGCAATCGCTGACCTGTATATGCGGACAAACGCAGCAGGACAACTTACGTTTGAAGCGTTACCCGTTCAATCGCTTCCACCCACGGCATCGTTCACCGACCTAACCGTTGTCAATCTTACCACGCTAAAAGACCTTATCGTTACTGGCACAGTCACGATGACGGGACTTAACACCGGAACAATCGTTAATCCAGTCGGCCTCGACATTAACGGCAACTTGGTAAAAGGAACAATCGCGCAAACTGGTTCTCAATGCGCCTCATTCTTTGAATCTCCAACATCCCCAACCCCAGCAGGAGGAAACCCGAATGACCCCACTGTGGCAGGAGCATCGTTCGTCATCGGCAACCTTCTATTCGACAGCACGGGAGTCGCGGGAGGCGGTTTGTTTACCGTCACGAACTCGAAAACAATCACCTGCATTACGGCAGGAACATACATCGTGGATTTTGGTGGGCTGGTTCACCTTGGCCCAGGCTTAACCGTTACCGGAAAAGTATCAATAGGACTCTCGGTAAACGGGATTATTGTAAACACAGGCAACGCCAGCAACGTATATGGACAATCAACGCTCTATGACCGTAACCGCAGTTTATGGGGTCAGGATATGCGCCGTTACTCAGTAGGAAATACGATTCAGCTAATTATGGGTTCAGCATCAGGTAATGACTTATACGGCAGTAATATCAGGTGTAATGTAACAAGAATCTCGGCGTAAATATCATGCCTTTCTATTACGATGGGCATCAACAACTGAAAGGCGTATTTGGCGGGTCGCCGGATTCCGTTCCTGCTAATTTTGCCCATCAAGCGGTAAACCGTTTCTTTCGGGAGGACTACAACCGGACAAGACCCAGCATCCACAACATCGAGCTAGAGTTTGAAAGCGAAGAACAGAAGACATGGTTTCACGCAGCAAACGGTCAAGGGGCAACATTCTATAACGGGTATCCATCATTCATTACATCAAAGCTGATAGCCAGCATCGGCGGCAGAATCTTCTCGATTGAAGTGAATGGGAGAAAAGGAGTCGTGACGATGTTAATTGACGGGAACTCCCGCCAATTCATGCACACATGGTTTGCTCAAGGATTTGAATGGCTTGTGATTCAAGACGGAATCCACCCCCCTTTCTTTTGGGACGGGAAAAACGAACCCGTAAGGTCAAACTTGGCAAAAGACGAGATGCCAATCGGGAGTGTAATGGCGTTTATCCACGGCAGATTCGTGGTTGCCAGCGCAGACGGCAAAAACAGCATCTTCGTTGGAGACATCGCCTATGGAGGAACACTGACAAGTCCCAAGGACATACTCAGCTTCACGGAACAAACGTATTGGGCAGAAGGCGGCAGCTTCGGAACCCCTGTATTCATTGGTGATATAATGGGGCTATACCCGATGCCTTATTTAGACGTCGGGACAGGGCAAAACGAATTGGTTGTAGGATGCACGAACGGCTTCTCATCACTCGACCTTTCCGCGCCACGCGACCAGTGGATTAACCAGCAGGTTCAGAGGGTCGCGTTAATCGGGACAGGCTTATCATCATCCCACGGATTCGCAGGTCTTAACGGGGATATGTTTTACCGTTCCCAAGCTGGGATTTCCAGTTATCGAAACTCCAGAGTTGAGTATGCACAGCATTGGAACCAGACACCAGTATCCCGCGAAGTGAACTATTGGCTGAAGCCGGACAGAAAGGATTACTTGGAGTTTGTGCCGATGGTTAGCTGGCAAAACATGGTTTTAACGGGTTCATCCCCGTTAATCTCCAACCCGTCCAATTCGTCATTCGGGAAGCATCGGTATTGCAGGGGAATGACGGTGTTCGATGCCGATGCCATGTCCACGGCTGGCAGGGACGGTGCTCCTGTCTGGCATGGGATGTGGAGCGGGATAAGGCCGTGGGCGTTTGCCCAAGGATTCATCGGCAACGCAAACCGCTGCTTTGCCTTCTCTTTCGATAAAGACGGCAGCAACAGGCTCTATGAGTTCACGCTGACCGACATGGATGACACGTTCGAGAATCAGCCCCGTAAAATAGAGTCCAGCTACACAACCGCGATGTTCGGTAACGTGGAGGAAGTAACCAACGCCTTCGCCCCTAAAATAATCAATGGCGGGGTGCTTGAAATGTCTAGCATCAGGGGGGCATCGAGTTTCAGGGTGGAATACAGACCAGACGGCTCCCCTTGCTGGGTGTTCGTGGATAAAGGTGCTCCGGGATGTGATTGCCCTGTCAGAAAGGATTGCGACACCGACCCAACACGGTCACTGACAGCAGCCCCTCAATGGGCGAGAAAGTATTTCCAACAGGTTCCCTCCAACCAATGCGTTCCCGGCAGCAGCCAGCCAGCAAACGTATTCCATCATTGTCAGGTAAAGGTAAACGCAATCGGCAGCTTCACAGTGGATAGGATGAACATCCGATTTGAAATTAGAACGGATGGACAAATAGCTGAGTGCATGGGCAACAACTGTATGCCGATTGATTGTTGTCCCGCAGAAAACGATTACGCATATTCCATCGCCCCGGCAGGAACCAACGGGAACATCCCGTATCCGCCAGAATCACCGTTTACGGGATTTGTCGGAAACCGACAGCACAGGTCTTGTTGCCGCGATTACCCTTCTATGTGCGTCACGGAAGCCGGACAAGGCGTTTCTATGATAAGCCAGGAGGAAGCCGACAATCTAGCGGAGGAAGCCGCGATTATTAACGCCAACAACTCCTTGGTTTGCCCCTCATGCACCAGAGCGTTGCTTCTCGACATGATAGTTGTGAATGGTGACGCCATAGACTTCAGCGCGTTTTTCCTTCCATCCCTATATCCGCAATTTGCAGGTCAGCCGTTCAGAATCGTGAACGCATTAACTGTATCCGAGATTGCCACTGGAATAGTAGGAGGCACAGGAACATTATCCGTGAGTCAGGTTCCAGCTTATGCGTTCGGAACATACGACCCAATCACCCATATTTATTTAGACACAGGCGCAGGCAGCGAAAGGATACAGCTTCAAATCGGATGCAATCTCGGAGGGGCATATACTTATGATGAAACCCCTGCATACGATTATATGTTCACCAGCATTGCGGCGATGGGCGATGTTGTTCCTAATCTGCCTTATACAATCGTCAGGATAACAACCGCAGGAAGCGTCGGCCCCGATACGCTTGGCGCGGCAACCGTTTCGATGATTGAGCTATCGCTGAGAACCGGAACCCCATCAATCATCACGCTTCCAGCGCAGACGATAAAGACGAGAATCGTATCCAATACGTCAGAAGGCGATTCATTCTACATCGGGTCAGTGGCATCCGAGGGGACTCTAATGAGTCTTGATTTTTCAGGCACGCCAGACTTGGAACTGAGAAACGATATGCTTCTCAAGCCGATGTATATCAATAGTAAGATAACCAATAACACGATTGCTACTACATTAACGAAATCCGGCGCAGGAATCGTATCTCTAAATGGACTGAACAGCTACACAGGAATCACGGTTATCAACGATGGGACATTACGGATAGGTTTCGGTTCTACGACAGGAAGTCTCGGTTCAGCAGCAGTAACAAATAACTCAGTATTGGATTTCAACAGGTCTGACTCGATAACGATTGCCAACGTAATCAGCGGAGTAGGCAGCGTGACGAACGGAGGAACGGGAACCACGACACTTTCCGCCGCAAACACCTACACAGGGGCAACCGTTGTAAACACAGGCGGGATGATTTTAACCGGAAGCCTGACTAGCAACGTAACCGTATTAGGCGCATCAACATTTACGGCGGGTGCGGTGGTAATCGTGGGAACCGTAACGGCGGAAGGCGCAACCTCGACCACGACGCTCACGGGAACAACGACCAACAGCATCTTCGTGACCGGAGGAACGCTAAACATCAACAGCGTTGTCGCCCCATCAATAACCATGTCGTCTGGTTCGGTTATAGTCACCACGCTTTGCACATCTCCGTTTACACAGAGCGGAGGGAGCACGCTTCTGGTTGCGGCAACATTCTCATCGGCAACGCTGGCAATCAGCGGAGGAACATTTAACGGCAGCAATTCATTCGTCACCAGCGCATCAATAACGGTTACTGGCGGAACCGTTACGAGTAGTGCGCTTGGAACATGGACTTCCGTGGATATGATTGGCGGCACGTTTACCGGAGAAGGCGTGGCAGACGCTATCGTGCTTCACACTGGCGCAATACTTAAACCAAAGGGCAACCTAACGATAAACACATCCCTTGGAGTGGTGGCGGGTTCAACCTATTCGTTTGAAGTGGATACGGATGGGTTCGGGTGTCCGATAACTACCCTGCTAGGAGATTTAGCAATAAACGCCGCAGCCATATTTTTACCTACTGAAATAGGAACAACATCCATGACCGGAATCACGTTCCAGATAATCACATTTACAGGAGTATGGAATGGGGTTGTATTTACTGGATACGCCGACACATCCATATTTGCGATGGGAGTTAATACCTACCAGATTAACTACAATGCGAACGACATATCAATTACGGGACAGTAGCACTAGACAAACAGAATAAAATAAACTATACGCAGCCATGCCGACTAATACACAAATCGTAGCAACATTAGGTTGGACTGACGCCCCTCCTGATTTATCGTGCATCCCCGGCGACCTTAATCAGCTTGGCCCGATATTGGCGCAATTCTTAACCGTCAATTCCAACACCAGCGAAATTGATACATCGGCGCAAGACTCAATCGCGCAACAGGCACTAGAACAATCCGCAATCGCATTAGCAACCGCGCAATCAGCATTGGCGGCTCAAGCGTCACTACGAAGCAGCGGTGCTCCGCTTGCCCTGCAAACCGGAGATTCGCAACTTGCTATTTCATGGTCGCCAGCGTTCGTGGATACCAATTACATGATTATCGGAACGTATTACGGAACAGCGGCATCAGTTGGCGCATATTACGCCTTCCGAGTTCTCGAAGGAAGCCGGACAACCACTGGATGCACAATCATTTTCGAGAACACGCCAGCAGGATTTAAGTTCTCATATCTAGTAAGGTCACTCACTTGAAAACTCAACGAACATTAGTAAAAGACGTAATCCGAGATGTAGCCCCGATGGTGCTAGATAGCGGCATCTGCCCTGACACTGAAGAAGGGAAGGCTGTAATCTTGGGATTTCTGGACAAGGTATGCTTCGCGCTTCATAAGCGAATAGATAGCGATGGAACCCTGTTTGAGTGGTATGCGCCAGTCACATCAAATTGCTTTGCGCTACCGCAGGATTGCAGGGAAGCACGGCAAATCGGCATCAATGGATTGCCATTGCGCCAACGCAGCGAGTTTTACATCGGCAAAGTTGCAACTGGCGGCAGTTACGGAGGGTGCTCCCCATACGAGTGCCGCGATTTGGGAGACTTCTACATCCCTGCATATCTACCAAAGAGATTAGGGATGAGAGTTGCACTTGTGGCAACCGACAACGCCGATGCAGGCAAAGAAGTCGTCATCGAGATTACCAACGAACACGGTATCCCAGTCCGGCAAACGCTTACGCTATTGGCGGATTCAGAGCCAGTCATAATGACCGAAATCTGTTTCGACGTTACGTTTTTTAAGAAGAAAAAGACAGCGGGAAATGTCTTGCTGCAAATCTGGTATGACGATGGAGCGCGGTTCAATGTGTGTTCCTATCTGCCGGATACCGAGGAAGGATTGTTCCGACGAAAAGAGCTTCCCCGTCTATTTTGGGGATGCAATATCGTCAGGATTTTAGGCAAAACCCGATACATCAAGATTGATAGCGAAGACCAGATTATGCCGTTCAATGACCCCATCGCCCTTATGTCGGCGTGCGCGGCTATCGCTGCATTGGTAAGGCGGGATTTAGATCAATACATCAAGTGGCTTAATCAGGCATTGGACGAACTGAAGGCCCAGATGAGAGACGGGGATAGCGCGGCTAACGTGAAGCAGGTTATATTTAGAAGCAATTTCGCAAATCCATCATTAGCTGGGAACTATAAAACATGGTATTAGAACTACCCAACAACACGAATCTCGACATATTGGATATGGAGAATCAGATGCTTGAAACCATCACTCCTGTTGAGTGTCCCTTAAAGCATCAGTTTGCCAAGGGGGTTTATTTCCGAGAGATATTTATGCCAGCGGGAACATTCGTTGTAGGGCATGAGCACAAAACAGAACATTTCAACGTGGTTCTGAGCGGGTGCGCTAAAGTT